TACCCCAAGGCACCCATCGTGGTGATTGACATCCCCTTGTGGCCGTATACCCACCGGGAGGCCTATATCCGCGACCGCATCTCTTTACACGGCGATGCCCTGTTTGAGATGGAGACAGACGGCGACATGCCGGACTGCACGCCCGAGGAAACTTGGGAGAAGCCGACATCCTATGCGCTCAAGAAGGATGGCAACGTCCGAGCAAAGAGCGTCCATGAAACAAGCGAAGCAGCAGAGAAGGCTCTGGCTGACGCGACCGAAAAAGCCAAGAAGGGCGAGAAGTTCCTGATCGAAGTTCGTGAAGGGGACCGCACTCGCTGTTCTAGCTTTTGCCAAGTGGCTGGCATGTGCAGCCAATATCAGAAGTATCTTTCCATCAAGCCAACTCAAGGAGAAATCTAATGGCAACATCAACCCGCATCTACATCGTCAATGGCCCCACAGGCACACGCCTCATCAAGGCTACCGTGGCATCACAAGCCATCACGCACGCGGCCAAGTCTGCATTCACTGCCAAGGTCGCATCGCAAGATGATCTGGTCGAAGCGCTGAGCAACGGCATCAAGGTCGAATCCTACGGCGATACAGCTCAGTCTGAACTCGACGTATAACAGGAGAAACCCATGGGCTGGATCATCGGACTCACATGCCTCGCGGCTTGGTTCAATCACATCTTTACTTGCTTCAGCGAGGGCCTGTGGGGGTTTCTCATTGCTGGCGCTCTAATGTTCCCAATCGGAATCATCCACGGCGTTTGGCTGTGGTTTAAATAAGGAAGCATCATGTTCATCACACGAGCAGAGAAAAATGAAATGCAACAGGCCATCCGTTCGTTGCAAGAAAAAGTAAGAGACCTTGAGATCGAGGCCACATGGATAAAAAACAAAGTGGCCAAACCGCGCAACCACATCATTAAGACGGGAGACGCACCATGGGGAATGAAGAAGGACGGCAGCCCACGCAAGCGCCCCGGTCGCCCGCCAAGCGCGGAGGTATCCTCATGAGAGTCAAAGACTTCTTCCAGACATTTGACATTGATCCAATCAGCGCCAGCCCTTTTCATGGGCCAATCACGATGGAGTTGATTGAGTTTATCCAGACTAGAAATGAAGAGAAGCGCCAGAAGTCCATCGAGCTGCTCGGTGACAAATGGCTGCTACACCCCAAGAACCAACAACAGAAAGAAGCGCGATGAAAGAAATCTCAGCAGCGCTGGTCAAGGCTCAGAAAGAGTTTGGTCCAGCACTCAAGTCAAGCACTAATCCGGCGTTCCGAAGCCGCTACGCAGACCTGTCTGCTTGTGTTGAGGCCGTCATTGATGCCCTGAACAACAACGACATTTACATGATGCAGCCAACGCATGAGTGCGATAACGGCGTGATCGTGGAGACTGTCTTTATCCACTCCTCTGGTGAGCAGATCAGCAGCGGCAGACTGCACGTCCCTGCGACCAAGCACGACGCACAGGGCTACGGCAGAGCGTTGACTTACGCACGCCGGTACAGCCTGATGACGGCCTGTGGTATCGCCCCCGAAGACGATGACGGCAACAACGCATCCAAGCCCAAGCCAGCGCCAGCAAAGCCAGCCCCAGCCAAAGCACCAGTCAAGGTCGAAGGCAAAGACACCGAGTGGCAGCTCAAGGTTGTGGCCAAGCCAGATGGTGATCACGGCGAGTGGTCCCAGTTGATCATCGACGCAACCATGCTCCAGATTGAACAGGCCAAGACAGAAGCTGATGTCATGAACATCTTCAAGACCAACCGCAACATCTACGACGAAGTGAAGAGTGGCTCCCCCACTGCCTACGACGTATTAATGTCGGAATTCAAAGCAGCACGTAGCAAACACAAGGAAGCAGCATGAACAACATCACCATAGCCGGGACGCTCGGCAAAGACGCAGAAGTTAAATACTTGGCCAATGGAGATGCGATCTGCAACTTCTCCGTTGCTGACTCTCAGGGTCGCGAGAAGCCAACCATGTGGTGGAACTGCGGCCTGTACGGTAAGCGTGCAGAGTCTCTGTCGCAGTACCTCACAAAGGGTCAAGCCGTCACAGTGACGGGCTCCGTGTCCGAGCGCAAGTGGACGGACAAGGAAGGCAATGAGCGCAAGTCCATGGATGTGCGTGTGAACGACGTTGCACTGCAAGGTGGCCGCAAGGATGCCGAGCCACGCGAAGAGCGCCAGCAAGCCCCCAAGCCTGCGCCAGTTCTTTTTGAAGACGACTCTGACTTGCCCTTTTGATCATGGCCATCAAGACGCTCCAATTTGAAGCCGTCAAGATCGCCATGAAGCAGGACAAATCCGGAATAATCCTGACCTTAAACATTCACCCCGACGATCTGCCCATCGAGTTGATGCGCGACTTCGTTGGGGCAAGGTATCAGGTGGTCATGGTGAGATTGAACGACGCAGATAAACCAATGAGCAGAGACGCGGAGTACAGCCGCGATCCTGTTCGTGCCGCAGGCATTCTGTGCCGCGACAAAGAGTTCGCTCTTTACCTTCATGGAAGTGACCTCATCTTTGAGGCCAAGGAGGCTGACGTAATTGAATGGCTCAAGGCGGAACTTGACATCGAGTCCCGCACCGAGCTGAAAGAAGATCAACAAAAGGCCAAGAAGTTTTGGTCAATATACGAGGAGTACCAGCGATGGAACCCAGCCGCATGATTCCCTACTCCGTTCACCTGCCGGAGGAGGTCTACAAGAAGCTCAAGGAGGCCGCAGGTAGCCGCAAGGCATCAGCTCTTGTACGTGACGCCATTACGCTGATCGTTGAGGGCGATGACGAGTTCAATGGCGGATACAACAAGTGTGTGCGTGATGCCGTCCGACTGATCCAGCAGAACGAACTGTGCAAAGCCATCGGCTACTACGAGGACACGCTGGCAAAGATTTTGTCGGATCAACTCGAAGAGCTGATCGTCAACCAGAACGTGAAGGGGCGCGGCAATGGCAACAAGAAAAAAGTCTGAAGGCATTGCCTCGGTGGTGGCCAAGCAAGACCCCGTGTCGATACAGGAGCTGACCATGCAGGACTTCTTTGCGGCGTTTGCGTTGCAGGGATTGCTGGCGCACTACGGCGACCGGGGCGTTATTGAAAGTGACGATGGAATCACCAGCATCCACGCCGCAGCCATTGACCACGCAGACGAGATGCTTCAAAGGAGATTGCCATGATCAACACAAACCAACCAGAGTCAGCATTCCCAAGCACATTCAAGTCAATGAACCCAGAGGAGGCACAAGTCCACCGCTGGGGTATGACCCTGCGCGATTACTTTGCAGCCAAGGCGATGCAAGCGTTGATTATTGCCAATGATCCAGCACCACAAGGTGGTTGGCCTACATACGCAGAACGTACCGCATATCTTGTGGCCGACGCCATGCTGAAAGCGAGGGAAGCATGAGCCTACAGTTCAACGACTGGTCCACGCATTTGATGCAGGCCGAGATACAACTCAAGGCCATGGAACACAAGCTGCTGCACAAGGACTACGCGGACATCAAACTCTACGCGGAGGCAGCCAAAGCCAACATCGACAAGACTATGGCATGGCTTGCCTTACAAGGCGCTGATGGCGGTGTGGATGTGCTGGAGGTCTTGCAGTTCGTTATGAACGACAACACCCACAGCAAGTTCCACCCCATCTTGCTGGCAGCCAAGACGGAGATCGAAAGACTGCGGTCGGAGCGACAGTTCTGGCTGAAGTCCGGCTTCGATATCGGCAAGCATGACAAAAGCTCTTAAACGCTACATGACCAAGACGGCGGAGCAGGGTTGCGTCCTGTGCCGCCATCTTGGGCTGGGCGAAACACCGGCCATCCTGCATCATCCGCGAGATGCGGCAGGCGGTGCACAGCGAGCATCGGACTGGCTCGTCATCCCCCTCTGCCCAGAACACCATGTAGGCAAGACCGGCTACCACACGCTTGGCTCAAGTGGGTTTTACACCAAATACCGTCTCACAGAATGGGACTTGATGGCCATGACCATCGAGGGAAATAACTGAAGAAATGAATACCTTTAGGGGTCGGCAACCAAAACGTGGAGGTTGCCGTGTCCCTAAAGTACTCAGTTTTGCTTTTCTTCCCGCTGCTTAACCTTGTCGTTAAAGCGCTTCATACGGGCGGTAATTCTTTCCTCAATCACCTTCACGTTTTCTTTTGGAGCCTTTTTTTCCACGAGCTCGCGGCGGCGTTTTCTCATGGCCTGAACCTCGCGCTCAACCCGGCCAGCCTCCTCGAACATGCGGGCCTCTGGGTTCTCGCGGTAGTACTCTTGAACATTCTCCTTGCGCTTTCTCATGCCCTTAACGGTGTTCTCGTGGATGTTCATGTCCTTGAGGTTTTCGTAGAAGGCATTTGACACGGCAGAGCTGCCCTTGGTGTCGCCGTAGAAGCGGCCAGCAAAAGGTATAGCAGAAGGAGGGAGCTCCTCGCCAGTAAACTGAGACCGAACGGTGCGCTCAATCTTCATTGCTTCGCGGCCAACGCCGCCAAAGATTTGACCGATGAGATAGTCGATCTGATCTGGGGTGGGGCTGATTCTTCCGGGCGCATCTTTGGTGCCGCCGCTCATAGAGTTCATAAACTCGGCAATACCACGGCTGAATGCAGTTGAGGACTCTTTGTACCGCGTGAAGCCCGGTGTTGGGTCAAGAGAGTTAAAGTCCTCGCGTGCAATCTTCTTGCCGGTGTAGTCCTTGTTTTCAAAAAGTGCGGCGGCAGGATCAAGAACGGTTGGGGTCACGGTTTGAATAGACCAGCCAGCGTTACCGATGGGGTTAAACGCGCCAAGCAGCGACTCAAAAATCTTAAACACCGTTTCGGTGGGCTTGACCTTTTTGCCCTGCACGGCGCGGATCGTAGCCTCCGTCAGCAGGCGAGCGGTGTTGGGGATGACGTTGTAGCCCAGAGGCAAAGGAATGGCAACGTACTTGCCGTTACCAATTGGCATGACGAAGTTCTTCTCCCTGACGAACTCAGGAGGCTCACCCTCATCGAAGCCAGCCATGCTGTACAGCACGGCCTGTATTCCGCCCAGCATCAAGCCGCCAGCAATGATCTTCTTGCCAGCAGGTCCAGATAGGGTTCTGGCCAGCGCTGTCGTGCCCTGCACGGATGCGTTGAAGAAGGCGTAGAGTGCGCCGGCTTGCGTGGCAACCTGACCCTTGCGGTTGAAGTTGACAGTCAGCTCCTTGGCCAGC